TTATCGTTGCGGAATATTTAAATACCAACGTTTGTCATGGAAATCTTGCGCACCGCCTCTAGTGTTCCCTTCTGGATCATTCGTTGCCCGCATCATGACATAGACTTTCTTATTAGGGAAGTTGCGCATGTTAAAAGATACATGATAGCCAACGTTTCCAGATGTCCCATACGCTTGATTTACATCTGGTCTATAAATTCCGTCAGCTCTTACTCGAGCTAATTCTTTTCCAGTATTGTAATCCATAATGAAAATATACTCGTATTGATAGTTAGCAATATGCCAACCAGCAACATGCAAGTTTGCATTTTCGATTTCCCCAAACTGATCAATGTGGGCGTAATTCGTTCCATCTGTCAGTGTAGGATTTGCTGCACCTGCTCTAGTTGGATCAATGACTGGTTTATCATCTGAAGTAGTTGGATTTTCATCGGTAAATCCATGAGCTAAATCATATGCTAATTTTTCTTTACTTACGCCCATTTCAGAAAGATAACCGTAAGGATCTGTATGATCGCCCCAGATATTTTGTGTTACCCATAAATGCGATTTGATTCCTGGTTGGTTATAAGGCGTGTCCAATGTTAATGGAATACCATATTTCATTGCTGAATCTCTAGCCAATTCAACGTATGCCTTGTAGTTTTTCTCAAACGTTGCTTTATCATGTGTGTGTTGTAACTCAATCTGAACAGGACTATTGGCATTAGCATACGAACCAGCACCGTACTGTACATAACCAGGTTGACCGACTTGATAAACAGTTCCGCCGTCTCCCACAATATAAGCAGTGTAAGCACTAGTCCATGAACGTTTCATATACTGTGCTTCATTGCGCCCTGTTGCTGTTTCATTAGCTGTTTCATGCAGTAAAATATACTTATTATTCGCTACTTGAGAGCTACCTTCGTTTGGGCCCAAATTAAATTCATTGTTAATAGTGTAGGCAAAAGCATTCGAAGGCAATAAAAAAAGAGCCATTAGTAGGCTCAATGATAAAATGATTTTCTTCTTCATTTTTTTCCTCCTATTTTTTCAAATTATAAGCCGACACACCAGTGATAACACCTAAAAACGTCGCTACTGCATTGATAGTAAGTACTGTCATATCTGTTCCATTCCATCCATAGGCTTTGCCTAGTGTTGCAACTAATACAGATGTAGCCGGAAGTACCGTAAGTACCGCCCACTTAATGATTTGATAATATTTATCAGGTAAGATCATCTTTATTCATCTTCTTTCTATTTTTATCGAGATGTTTCCCTAAATAAAGTTTTAATTTGTTGTGTGTGTTCTACCAATTTTTCTGCATGTGTATCTAATCTTTCATCGTGTTTCTTTAGTTCTTCATGAATCATCAATCGATCTGATTTGCTCGATTCTAAATCTTTAGTCAGCAAATCTAAATTGTGATTTACTTTTGAAAGAGTCTCAGTAATCTTCGAGAAAGATGCAGTAATTGGTTTTATTACTAATAAAATCAAAGAAACAATCGCAGTGATTGATCCTGCGATTGTTCCCCATTCCCCTAAATTAATCATGTGACAACTCCTTTACCTTAAATAAAAACGCATCACTTAAGATGCGCTCTCTTCTTTGCTAATGATTTTATTTGCTTCTTCGTCTGTAATACACAATGGCACAAACTCACGAACCTGTTCTTCTGTAAAACAGCCCCAGTCAAACATCATTTTCACATCGCTAAAACTAAACATACTACTCACCTCCTTCTGATTCTGGATTTAATTGCTTTTTAATTTCTGCAATATCCTTGCTGTTTTGAAGCGAAGCAAGCATTGTCTTTGAATTGATTTGTGCTAAACTGTCAGCTTTTTCTTTCAATGCAGTATTTTCCTGTTTAATTGCTACATCGTTTAGCATGAGTTTGGCATTGAGCTGTTTTAGGTTGTCATTTTCATGTTCCAGAGCCTCATACATTGCTTTGAGATTGTTTAAATCGTTGTGATCTAGTACATTCACTAAAACAATCCATTGGTTCAGTTTAGGATCAAACATCTGATCAGCAATCGTTAGCGGTTCGCCATCAGCGCGTAATCCTTCGAGCGGTGGCTGATCCGTGTAAGGAACGGATACAAGCATGTCGTCCAATACTTTTCCTGCGTACTCTCCGCCAGTACGTCCGTATTTCCAAATGTTTTTCATTCATTTCACTCCTAGTCTATATAGTATTGAATTGGTGCTAAAAACAAGTTGGCTGTTCCCCTAAATGAAGGTAGACCGCAAACGCCGTTCGGTCGGATATAAGCCATCCCGCCATTGTCTAAAGTATTGCTACTTTGTGGTGGTAACAAGAATTGATACTCATAATTATCAGTTGGATTACTTGGTCTAAATCCTTCTGGAATCGTACAAAAATCTTGTGTACTTAGCGTGCTACCTTTTAATGATCCACGGAACATCACTAGTTTTCCAATTCTCCTAATTTGTCCCTGTTTATTCCAGGAGTGGCCGTTGATCGCTGTTAGATTTACCCATCCGGTATCTTCTGGAACTGTAGCAACTTCTTTACCTGCAATCTGCAACCCATCCTCAAAGTTTTTTAAACCTTCAATTGACTGCGGCTCGGTCAAACTAACCGTATTATTCAAGCCTTTTTCAGTATATTCAGGTGTGATATCCCAACTGTAATCATTGGGATTGTTGCTGTCTTTCAATCCTTCACCAAAGTATTTAAACTGACTAATATTCGGTGTACGTGTGTCACTTTCTTCAACCTTAAGCCAGTCAATTTTGACTTCGCCTTTTGTTTCTGTTGGGTACTGATATATAGATATCACTTTATCAGCGCCTTGATCTATATGATCTTGTTGTATTGTAACTGTAAGTGTCCACACATCAACTAGACCTTCAATCGGCGTCATAGTTCCTACATATATTGATCCACTTGCTAGATATACATAAAATTTTTGAGTAGCTGGCTTTGTGGCTTTCATAGTTACAGAATATGTTTTGCCCAATGTCCATTTTTTTAGAATACCATGGGTGTATATAGGATATTGTGTAGTGGTTATTGGAAATTTAACTTTAGGATCAGCAATATTCTCACCCAAAGCCACCTTACTCAAATAATACGGAGCATCGAGTAGATTTGGCTGATATGGTGTTGCTGTATCGCTTGTTGACGTTACTTTCTCAATCTTAATATCATAACCAATGTAAAGTTTACCGACTTGTCCTTTAGTCGAGTAAACCTGAAAATAAGTAAATTCTCCGTCTGACACGTTTGTAGGTACAGTAAATGTCTTTTTGATGAACCCCCATTTTCCCCTGCAACTATTATCTGGGTATAGAGAAGTGACACGTGTCGCAACGTTATTAGCTGATACACAATACGGATAGATTGGCGAAGCTCGGTAATCTGTGGAGAAATCATCACTAATCATCATAGGCACCGTTACGATATAAGTAGCGCCTTTTTCTAACTGTCCTACAGCTGGAATATATACTCCTCTATCTACTCCGTTTGCTGACGGATCGCTAAAGTCAAGTACAAAATACGAACCGCCGTCTTTGACATAAGCAGGAGGTTCTGTAATCGCTGAACCAGTGTTACTTAGTTTTGAAAAATCTAAATTTAGGAATAAGTTAGGTCTTCCAGAATAATCATAGTCACCAAAGTCGATGCTGTTACTGTACATCTTTTTCAACTTGCCGAGGTCACCGATTTGCTGATTGGTTTGATCAATACGATTATTTGCCTTATCAATATTAGTATTGAGGGTTGCGACATCTTGATTGGCTTTCGTGATTTTGTCGTTTGTGTCTTTTAATTTCGCATCAATCTGCGTTTCAGATTCCGCGACCTTTTCGCCAATTTCTGTCTTTGCATTAGAAACTATCTGCTCAATTTTATCGATTGTCTGGCTAAACCCATTGAAATAATAATCTTCCAGCTCTGGCGTACTATCATCAATTGGACTGCGTTTGATATAAAAAGTAAAACGACCAGCTGTATCTAACGAGCGGTCGTTTGGGAAATCAATATATACGCTACCTTCTACGGTGCCTACGTATCCCAGTATATTATCCTCTAACACAATAGAAACAATCCCATTCACAGGATCTTCTACCGTAGCTAGATAGTCATGTTTACCATAACCACCTTCTGCCGTTGCAGATTTGAACATCAGACGAATTGGAACAGTTGTCCCTTCGGGTAAGCTTTGAGGGATGCCGTTTTTCCGAACTAACTTCATTCGAAGCTTAGCTGTTCCTCGATCATGCGACCAAAAAACAACATTTGTCTGAATCGGATTGATTGCTTCTGCTTGAATGGAAATGATTGAATCGTTAGCTTTATACACCATTAACCCAACACCTGCCCTTTGGAAATAATCAAGCCGTTTCCACCAATACTCGTGGCAGTCGTAGCAAATGTTGACGGAACAGTTCCTCTTACAATCGCATCATCACAACGAATGCCTATATTATTCCCCGATCCTTCTAAACCAGCTAATGCTTCAGCCATACGACGAACACATAAGGCGGTGTCTTGATTAATAACAGTAGTATATCCATACATACGAAGTTTTGATACACCGCCAACATATATAGCGTTATAATTCATTGATTTAGTGTTTTCAGCAAACTTACATTTATTCAATCCCATATATCCGCTTTGTTCATTCATAATTCCATATCGTTTACCATCAGGAGACAACGGCGCGTTTGCAGTATCAACTATTTGAATTCCAACAATATCTGTGTGTCCAGAACAAGCAGTGACAGCTATACTTCTTACTTTAACTGGTAAGTCCGAGGTTAACGGGTCAATACTACTTATGTCATTAATCGGTCGTATGGTTAAAGATTGATAAGATAAACCTTTAATCACTATATCTTCTAAGAATGTTCCATCCTCTGCGAAAATCGTAATTGGAGCCATGGTAATCAATGGAATTGTATTAATTGCTGCTTGTATACTTGCAAATGGGCTTTCTTCCGTACCATCGCCCGTCTGGTCGCTTCCATCCTTTGAAACGTAAATATTGATAGGTTCGTTATACCCTCCAATGATTTGCTGGACTGCTTTGTTTAATTGCTCTACTTGTGCTTTCTGACTAGCGGCATTTGTAATTAATTCACTAATTTGTTCATCTGTCAGGGTTTCGTGTTCTACCAATCTGCCGTGTAAAGTAGGAAAGGTTTCTCCCTTATTATTTACACGTGCATCCATTACTTCGTTAGGAGAATCACCTCCTGAATGAAGCACGAGATTATCAATACGACTATTCGTTGATTTGTGCTGCTCGTCTAAATTTTTTTCCAAATTTTCTAAGTAGTCCACATTGTCATTGAATGTTTGTTTCCACTCGTTGGAAATTCGGTTATTCTTCAATTTTTCTAATTCCAACTAAATCACTCCTTTTTTCGTTAGATTAGCGAGAATTGCAGTCATTGTTTTCTTTGTGTTGCTCAATGTGATTTCTGGTGGCTTATTTGGTATCGCTGGATACGTCTTGATTCCTACTACTTGAATATAGGTATTGACACCTAACGGCTCATAGACAAACGCCACGTAATCGCCCTTATTAGGCTCTACACGCCATTTCATAGTAACTGTGCCAGTGATTGTTGGATAGTCTTGCAAGTCTTGTTTCAAACGTTCTAGCATGTTCCCTGAAACGGTGTAACGATCATCACTAACTGGACTTTGGACACGTATACCCCATTTTTCCGACTGCTTACTTGTATATGTGATTGGCGTGAAGTAGTAAGTGTCGTCTTCTTTTTTCTTGCCAAATCCTTTTATCTGTGTTTTCAAATTCAAAGTATCAATATCAAATTTCACGGAATCGGTATTGTATTTGTAGCGTATTTGTTCTTCAGTTTTTTTACCATATTCTGAACGAGGGAAGAAAGTAAGGTTTTTGTTGTCCGGAATCACTATCGCATCATAGTCTTTCAAAATTTCTTCAACCAGTTTCAAATAGTTCCCATTCCCGAAGTTTTCTTGTTCAACTGGCAAAAACTTCTTGTTCGGATCTACAACATTCCATGTAAATCCACGGTTATCAGGTTTGAAAACATGCGCTAGCAGTTGGTTGATAGAGCGTGTTCCTGTGATTGTGTCGTACTGAAAGCCATCTTGCATGGTGTAGTAAATGTGCGTGGCTGTAACTGTTTTTGTGATTGCTGCCCCTTCGGCAGAAACGCCCATTTGTTTTACGATAAACTCTTGTCCATTGAAAAATACTGAATTTTCGTAATCGACTAAATCAAAAGCCAATTCATTGAATTTTGTTTTGACAATAGTGAACGAAATTTCCCACGTTTCGTTCTCTTGCCAATTTTCAGTAAATGTACTTTTATCGTATTCAGTCAATATTTCTTTTTTTGTTTTCTCGTAGTCTTGGATAAAAATATCTTTCAAATTCTCACCTACTTATACAAAAAATTGAAGTCCCATTTTGACTCCACTCTAGTAACATTTTGTATTTCAATTTCATTCGTTCCAACCGCTAACGTTATCAAACCTAAATTCGTGTCAATTCCGCAATTTACACCGTTCAACTTCGGATAAACACGGTCTAAAGTCAAAGTTTGGCCTAGCAACGTAGAAAACTCCGGATAGTAGATGAATCGTTCCCCTGTCGTTTTGTTGAAAATAGTCACGTTGCCTTCTGATTCACCTTCCAAAGTGATTTTTAGAGCATGTTCACGTGGATCAATAGCAAAATCGCCAGCATTATAAATGATAAAATTACTGGTTCGGTGCGTATACTTATAATCTTCCGCAACTATACCTTGTGAAAATTGCCATTCATTAGACAGTGAAAAATCCGATAATGTGGAAGCCATCGATTCGGAACAACCTCTAAAAACAGCGAAAGTCGCCTTGTAAGTTGCGTATCTTAGACCAACTTCATTCACTTCTACTGAGTTAGGACGGACAAAGTATTTTTTTCCCGGTTCTCTATCTGTAAAAACATAATATCCTTCGTCATCGAATAGAAACGCATATAATTCAGTTTCTTTTAGTTGATAGTCATACATATTTTTGAATTCAGCATAAAATTCCACTTCGATAGTGAACGATTTGAAACTTTTTTCGACTTCTCTCGAACCGTTTGACCCTGAAAATTCTTGGTATTCTACGTTTAGTTGTGGTGCTTTTCGTGCAAAAGAAATACACTCTATGCCCAATTTTTCTTTTAGAGATACTATCTCTTGATTTTTTATGAAGCGAAAATCGATTAAATAGCCATTCACTTTATCCCTCCTAACCTGTTGTATATAGCGAACGTTTCAACTGGTTACCTAAGTATCCATTTGTATTGTCTGCAATTGCTTTACCATCAAGTTTGACACTTGTGTCTTTTGCTAAAAGTTTAGATAGCAAGTTATTCTGCTGAATCATCAGTGAAACTAATGTTTCTAACGTTCCGCTCGAATCGCTACTATTATTTACACTTTTTGGTTTTACTCCTAACTTATCTTGAGCAATCGAAAGCAACTGCATCGCTCTTGATCGTTTAGCCTTATCTAACGGAATAATAATTTCTGGCTTGTTTCCTTCTGCGATTTCCGCAATTTGATGTTGGTTTACAATTCCACCGTTTGCGTAACCAACTCCACGATAGGCATTTGTTAGTGAGCCATATCTTGATAGTGCGTATCTGATTGAAGCTAAGATGTTAGATAGTGGGTCAAAAATATTGCTGTTGAATCCTGGCATTGCATACTGTCTGAATGTTGGGTCAATCACTTGGAGCAACCCTTTTGATGGTGTTCCATTTTTGGCGTTAATATCCCAATTGTTAACTGCATTAGGATTACCATTTGACTCTGTACGCATTTGATTTAGTAATGCATTTAAGTTTGCAGTACTGTATTGACCGGTCATTTTCAACGCTCTAATTGCTACATTGCGCCAGCGTTCTACCCCACTGCCTCCCACGCTATCTCCTGAAATTTGAGTGTTTTGTGGGTCTTTCACACCGTTTAAATGCACGTGGTCGTAGTGGTCACCATCAGGCCATGTCTCCCATGCACCAGTTGCTGGTTGACCTGATTGTCCTGAACGGTCACGAACCTTGCCATTTGTGATAACATAGCCGATTTTGTTTGCAAACTTCTCAAATGCGTAATTGGCTGCTTCTGTATATCTAGGGGAACCATTCACGACTCCCGGTAACGCAATATCAATTGCGTTGTGCTTTCCGTGTGAGTATGGATCGCCTTCACGATAACCTGATGTTACTTGAAAGCCTGGAAACTTCTTCATTACTGCAACTGCAACGTCCGCCAAGTATTTGTAAACGCCTTGCATGCCCATTGAAGTGTCTAAACTGCCACTGCTGAATAGTTCTGTGATTTTGTTCGTCAATGCTTCGGTAGCCTTGCTTAGAATACCTTTACCAACATCTAAAGGATATTTGACAAGCCCTTCCAGTACGCCAAGACCATTTAACACTTTCCTAGCCAACGCTCCCGGGTCTGTTACAAAATCCCATACATCGCCGACTACATCTTTCAGCTTGTTTCCAACATCTCCAGCAAATCCTTTGACGTTGTTCCATAGATTTCCGAAAAAGCCTGTACCTTTGGCGTATCTATATCTTGGTGCTTTGTTTCCAGTCATATAAGCTGTTTCTTCAGCTGTTAGAACATGTGTGCCTTTTGGTGCATTCAACACTACATTTCGCCCTCGTGGGATAAATGCTTGTCCGTTAGGTGTGATTACCGCTTCAGCACCTCTACCGTCATTTACCATCATAGGACCGCCCGGATGACCTCCGTTTGGTGTTCCTTTTGCGTATTGTGGCACTTTCCATTCTTCGAGTTTGTCAGCACCCAGTTTTTCTAGTACCCATGAAGCTCCATGGATGATTGCGTTAACTGGTTTACCTATCGCTTTAAGTGCTGCGTTGAAAATACTTTTGAACGCAGCAACAATGGCATTTTTACCGCCAATAATGGCATTCTTCATCTTCGTCGGTAGTTCTGAAAACCAATTGAATACCGTATCAATACCTCTACGGAATGTGTCTTTGATACCGTTCCACAGGTTACCGATTACATCAGAAACTTTGTTCTTCAATTCAATTGCTTTGTTGAAAATGTTTTTTACCCAGCCAACTACCTTATTCCAAGTGTCTCCAACGCCATTGCTGAAGAAGTTTTTCACGCTGTTCCACAAATTTTTGACCGTATTCACAACGCTGTTCTTCATTTCAATGAATTTATTGCCAATCCATGAAGCCCATTCTTTTATTTTTTCCCAAAGCCACTGCAACACGCTCCACAACATTTTGTAGTATGCCACCAAATTATTGATAACGCTCATAACTACGTTTTTCACAGCTGTAAAAGCTGCATTGACTATGTTTCTAAACGTTTCGGATTTTGTATAAGCTACTACCAAAGCACCTGCTAGTGCGCCTAATGCTACACCAATCGCCACAAAAGGGGCTGCCAATGTTCCGCCAGTAATTGCCAGCAACATACTTGCTACGTTCAATGCTTTTACTGCTAATGTAATTCCGCCTATGATTCCGACAATCCATGTTAGTGGCTCTCTATTTTCAACGATCCACGTTCCAATATCTCTCAACCAACCTATAAATTGAGTAATTTTAGGAATAGAATTTTCAATCCCTTTTGTTACTCTGTTGATGAAACCAGTGATATTTTCAACGCCTATTTTTTCTATAATACTTTGTAGCCCATTTATTACAGTGGATTTCATCTGCTCCCAAGAACCGCTCAATGTGTCTGTGGAAGTGGCTGCCTTAACTGCTCCGTCATTCATACCTAACTGTACAATCGCTTGGTTAAACTCATCAGAAGTGATTTGACCTTGCGCCATTGCATCACGGAAGTTTCCTGTATAAGCTCCGTTTTTCAACATAGCGTCTTGTAACAGTCCTGAAGCACCCGGTATCGCATCTGCTAATTGATTCCAGTTTTCAGTTGTTAGTTTCCCAGCTCCTGCCGTCTGCGTTAGCATCATGGCAACGGATTTGAATGTATCACTAGAACCGCCTGCAACGGCATTCAAGTTACCTGCCGCCTTGGTTAGTTCTGTATAGTTAGGAATCCCGTTAGATGCCAATTGTGCGGTTGTGTTCAGAATTTCTTCTAAACCATAAACCGTCTTATCGGCGTAGTCTTTCATTTCTTTTTTCGAGCTTTCTATCTGTGACTTCCCAAAGTTAGCAAACTCCATGGTTTTGGAAAACTTCATCAATGAATCCGATGCGTTTACTGCTTCGCCAACCAAGCCTTGCACGCCACTTACTACACTGCTAATAGCGTTATGCGCTAATCCAGCAACTGCACCAAACGAAAATGCGCTTTTTAGCGAGCCTAATTTGTCTTTTAGCCCATCCAGTTTCCTAGCTGACCTTGTGGACTTGTCGCCAAAATCTTCTATTTTTTTTCCTGATTGATCGCTGGAGCTTTTGAGTGCTTCTAATTGCCTGCTAGATATTTGGCTTTGTCGTTCTAACTTTTCTAATGCCCTTTTTGCATCTTCGGTTTCATCTGCTGAATCGCCAAACTCATCAGCCATCAGTTTCACAACTTTGCGCTGTTCTTCGATAGCTTTCTCGGATAATTCCGTTTGTTTGGCTAGCCCTTTTTGTTTTGCTTCAAACGCACCAGATTCATCACCAGCGGCTTTCAACGCTTTGACTTCGGCGTTCATTTGCCGTTCATTTTCTTTGATTTCATCAGATAAATCATTGACGGCTGTTTTGGAATACACCAATTCTTTTTTTGTGTCATTCAACTGGCGACTGTAAGCATTATATTTTGCGGTAGCATTGTTTATCTGTGTGTTAAGGTTAGCAACTTGTTTCGATTCCTCGCCATACTTGCTAATCGCTTCATCACGGCGCTTTGTTAATTCTCTTACTTTGGCGTTTTGCCCTTCCATAACCGTAGACAAGTCTTTCGTCTTTTGACTAAGTGCTTCGTATGAACGTCCTGCTGAATCATAAGCCTTTAGATTGGCACGCATATTCGACTCAGCTTGTTTGACTTTCGCATTGATTTCGTCCAGCGTGTTACCAAAATTAGTGCTATCTAAACTAATCCCTAGCTTGATATTTCCTGCCGGTTGTCCTTTTCCTGCCATTATTTACCTCCTTCCTCAAGTTTTACCAAGTCTTCAGCCGATAAAAATTGTTTGATGAAATCAGCACCATCTACATATTCTTCGCCACTCTCCACTTCTCCAAAAAGGTGTAACAAATAATGATAGTCGGCTTCGTCCACATCTCTCATCGTCCAACCTGCTTCGATTAAATCTTTGTAGATTTGATCCATTGCTTTCCTAGCTTCAGAAAAACTTATCTCTTTTTGCTCGCCATTTGCTTTTTTTCATTGTTTCCCAGTTCATTGATTTGTTCAAAAACACTTTCTAATGCCGGTACTAACTCGCTCGCAGTCAAACCGTCTAAAATAGCATCAAATGTAACTGCTGGATCTTGGAAAATATCTGCTGTAATTGCAATCATTGAATCAATTGCTTCTAAATCAGTTAGGTCTGCTTTTTCCGCTTTCTCGTAAAATTTGATACACTCACGCATTGCACGTGCGGAAATATCTTGTTGTTTGAATGTTTTTTTCTTTCCGTCAAGTTTCAATTGCAATTCAATCATTTGTTTTCCTCCTTGTTTTTACAAAAAATAAGGCTAGCCAAAAATGGCTAACCTTGTGTATCAATTTTTGGTTCTGGTTCTTTTGGTGTCCCTGTATCTGTCATTGGTGCAGATGCAGGGTTAACTACTCCACCGCTTTGTTATTTACCAAGTTCTTGAATGCATCCAGAGTCATTGTATCAGACTCTACGGCTGTTAAGTATACATAGCCACGTTCATCAGAAATGAATTCCCCTTCGATAGAATCGGTTTGCAATTCTACCCCTTTGTCTTCAGCTGTTTTCATGTCGATATCTGGATGACTGAATTTTCCTTTTGTTAATCCCATGAATAAGCGTTTTCCTTCTTTGTTCGCTGTAACCATGACTACCGACACGTAAGGCGCTTCAGTTTCTGAACCAATTACATTTGCACCTTCCACGGTTTTAGCACCAATGATTTCGCTGTAAATGCCGTTATCCATTAAGTCTGCCACGTCAAGCGTAACTTTTGGTGACGAAACCCCTTTACTTGCAATGAAGAATGGTACGTTTGAAGCGTATGTCGTGTTAGAAGTTGCGCCTAATCCAGTGATTTTAGCTTCGATCGCTCCGCCTTTCGACTTATCTGCTACTAATTCTTTTAGAGTGCCGCCTACACCTGTTTTTACGCCAAAAATGACGCTCTCAAATCCTACTGTTGCCATCTATTTTCTCTCCTTTTAATTTAGTGAAATATTTGCTACATATCGTTTGATAATCCGCTTTGCACCTTCCAAGTCCTCGTCATCTGTTTGTTCCGTGTATGCGCATTGCCAACCATTCCCCCTCATAACCTCATCAAGGGCAAAATAAAAGGCATCAACCTCTTTCATGGTTGACACCCATACATCTACCTGTACGTTAAATTGAATGGTCAAAGGATTGTTGCTTGCAAAATCTTCATAGTTGCCGGATATCTCTGTAATTCTGCCAACTGGAAGGCTAGGTACTGTTTGAGCTGATTCCGGAACACTATTGGTGTAAAAATCAATGTTCTTTGTTTTTTCATTGCTATTCAGAATTGAATAGACTTGTGATACTGCCGTTTTCAAAGTCCTAGCCTCCTTTTTACTTCGTCAGCAATGATTTGTGTTACTTGTTTTTCGATTTGCTTTTGTGTTTTTTGTACGAAACCTTTTGGACGTTGTTTGATTGTTCCGAACTCGATAAAGTGCATCCGCCAAGAAACATCTTTGTCATAGCCGACTTCTATCAATCCGTTTTTTACCGAGCTTGTAACCACATGGTTCTTAGCATGTTCTTGCATATACGAACCACGTTTACCGTTTGACTTCGTTCCATCCCAGTAAGGTGTGTTTTGTCGTAACTTTTCTTGAGCGTACTCCCCAGCTTTTCTAAGTGCTGGGCTTTCCACTCGTTGAACGTTTGCTTTTACTTCCCTAAGCGCTTTGTACACTTCGGTTGCATCGACTTCTACACTCATTTTTGAACCTCTTTCGCAATGACAGTGGTGAAATCTTTGGCAAACTCTCCTTTGGTGATCGTGATAATCTCAAAAGTTTTGCCTTTCCAACGCACTTTCATGTCGTTTTCGAGTTCTACTTTTTGCTGATAGCGGATAATAAACGTTAACGTCCCCTCAAGAACCGTCCCGATTGAAGCTTTGACATCGCTCAAGCGTTGTGTTTGAACACAAGCCCAACATGAAAAAACAGTCTCAGGTGTGGTGACCAGCTGGCCGTCCTCGTCCTTGACTATCGTATCCTTTATAAAGTCAATACGTTGACTTAGGTCACTCGTCTGTATTAACGCCATGATCTAACCCCCTCAACTGATGAATCAAAGCAGTCACTCCAAACGGAATTTCATTCAGCGCCTGCGTAGAAGTACCTACTCTGTTTTCGTACCAGTTAGAAACAAGCAACGTCACAGCGTAATCAAAGCGTTTATCAGCAGTCATTTCTACCTCAATCGAGCCTAAAATGAATTCTTCTGCTGTTTTTTGGAGCATTTCGAGTAAATCGTCATCCAAGTCATGATCCACTCGCAAAAAGTTTTTCAACTCGCTTAATTCCATTTACTCACCGCCTATTCAGCAGTTACGGTAACTTCACACACCGCAGTTTTTTCGTTTGCAGTTGTTGCAGTGATTGTTGCTGTACCAGCTGCAATACCTGTGATTTTGCCTTGAACCGGCGTTACTGTGGCAATTTCCTCATCGCTAGAACTGTATTTAACCGATTTGTCCGTTGCGTCAGCTGGCAAGACAGTCGCTGACAGTGTTTCTGATGCCCCCACCGCAAGCGTAGTCGTTGTTTTGTTTAACGTTACGCCGGATGGGTCTATGCTTTTGGGCCCAGTGTTACGTAAAAGCCTGCAGCAGTGTCGGCTACTTCAACATCGAAACGAACAAAGCCAGCTAATAGTTGACCATATACATCATTGTCTACCCAACGTACTGAAGCTTGTTGACGGTCAAAGAATTTAACAAAAAGTGAAGGGTCGCCCACGAATGCTACCTTATTGCCTGCAGCAGTACCAATAACATCATCAGCCATTACAACAACTTCACGCCCTAATAGTTTGTAACCCGAAGCAACTGTAACGTCTTGTTGCAACAAGTAACGTCCGTCATTGTCTTTCATTTTGTCTAACTCGTTGAAGAAGCTTTGAGAAGCAATGAATTTCACGTTGTAAGCTGGGTCAATCGTTACATTTACAATATCTTTCAAACCATCAATATCAGTCACTGTTTTCGCTGTTGCTGTTTGTAATTTTTTAGCGATTTCAGCGTTAGAAGTATTCAAAGATTGGCGTTGGATATGTTCAGCGACCAAACCGCCTAGATCGATATCGGAATCGTCTAATGCTTCTTGAGAAACTGGAATGTATCCACGGTAAGTGGCAATTTCGTAGTTTACTTTTGTAAATTCAGGTTTAGCTAACTCTGGGTTTTTAATCAATTCAGCCACAGAGGTCATTTTATTTTTGTTAGCTCTCAAAATTGGATATGATCCTGTACCTGTTGTTACTGGCACACGTCCTACGTGTTGACGTAAGTCGACAACTGTTTCGGGTTGTTTTTCTGGTTTAGTGATACGGTCAACTAGAATAACTGCTTCTGCTCCGATTGTTGTCAATCCGTCGCGTTTTTCTCCTTTTGTACGAATGAATTGATTGATTGAGCGTGTGTATGTTTCTTTTTTGTCGTTTAGGATAACTTCCATTGATCTTTTCTCCTCTTTGTCTTTTTTGTCGATCGGATTTGTGTTGCTTGTTGGTTCTGTACTTTCTTGTTTTTCTGGTTGTGCTTGTTGCTCTTTAGGTTTAGCTTCTTGAATTTCAGTTGCTTTTGTTTCTTCGTCCAACTCTTTCAATTCATCAGCTAAATCTTTTTTCAATTGGTCGTCTGTTTCTTTCGATTCTTTTGCTTCTTTGATTTTTGCTAATAAGTCCTTAGCTGTCTCTAAATCGCCTGAATCCAGCGCCTGTTGCGCTTGTTCTTTCAATTTCTCAATATCCAATGTGTTCACTCCTTATTTTTTTGTATAAAAAAAGAACCTCTAGTAATTTAGAAGCTCTAGTTCTATCTCTAATTTTCGTTTTTCTTTTTCATTGATTACTCGTTTCAATGATCGTTGCGCTAAGACTGCATCCGTTCCTTCGTAAGCTGGAATCGAAACAATCGATATTTCGAATAATTCATCGATCTTATTTAGATTGCGGATATACATTCCATCTTGATTTTCCCACGTTTGAGAATCATCCTTTACGGCAAAACCGAACGAACATTCGTTGATATCACCACGTTTTATGGATTCGTACAAATCGTTGGCGTAAGAAGTATTTGGCAGTTGACATCTGAAATGAAGTCCTACGTCATCCACTTCCAACTCTAGCGTTTGCGATGACGTTCTTCCTAAAACCATACTTGAATCATGATCGACAAAACAGCGAACATCTGATAAATCGGTCGTATCCAACGCTTGTGGCGAAATTATTTCTTTGAACCCGCCAAGGTCTCTGCTCAACGAATTGAATTTCATTGCGTAGCCCTCAATCGTTCGATTGTCCGTTGACTGGATTTCCGCTAAACTCCGAATTTCCATTTCCACTATTCCCACCCCCTTTCGCTGTGGTTTTCGTGTACAAAACATTTCCATTAGGAATGCTTGGCAATCCGTAATAATCTCTAACCTCATTAATCAGTAGATAACCGTCTCCGCCGTTGCCATCTTCCATTGCTTTATTCATCCTAGAAGCCTTGTCTTGCCCTGTAAGCGTAGAGAAATCAAGTTCTACATTAATACCTAACTTGATTGCTAACTCGTCTGTAATCATATGTGAGAGTGCCCTAAGCGTACTAGAAACGTAGGAATCGTTAGCCGAATCGTCTTTGGTATTGACTAACTCCATACCAAAACGTGACAAAGGAATGCCGAATGCTTTAGCAATTTGTTTTGTCGAGTACACGTTGTTTTGAATCATCTTCAAAATATCCGTATTTAGCTCAAATTGTTTGAATTCCTGTGTATCGTCCAAAACAATTACGCTATTAGCGTTTGAAGCACCGCTGTTTACTTCTTCAAAGTCTTGCTTAATTTGCTTTTTAGCCTTGTTATTCAGCGTACCTTTATTGAGCTTCAAAACTCCGCCTGCTTGAATCCCCTTCTTGAAGAAGGAACTTAGCATTTTGTTCCCATTGTCGAGCATGGAAAGTTCTGTTTTGAGTGCATCCAATGGACTGATACCGGTTTTTCCGTCTACAGTTATATATTTGAAGTGCAACATCTCGCTAGAATCAACACGGTACAAATTTCCTGCTTTGTTTGTGTACTCATACCGCAACATACCTGTCTCTAAATCTTCGTAAACGACGACTTGTGACGGTTTAGCAAACTCTAAGCTATTTTCATGAATGATCGCAAAAGCATTCCCTGACAAAAGCATTTGAGCCGTGATAGCAAACATGAAAGAATATGGTGTCATACTTGCGTTTGGGCACTTGTTCAACATGTCTAACTTTCGAATGTCTGCTTGCTTATTATCGGAAAACTTGAACTTGCTGGCGGCAATATCTCCAGCCAATATCTTTACCGCTGTAAACACATCAGACTGTTCTAGTGCCGTTTCTCCGTCAAAGTTGATGGTCGTGTTCCCATTTACAGTTGAAATGAAGTCGAGCATTGTACTCGAACGACTGGACAAGCTACGTTTTTCCGTTTGGAAAAATAAACCCATTTATTCCACCTCCTTTCAGCTATAATTCTGATTCTCGAACCAAAATAAAAACGGTAAGCATTAAACTAATGCCCACCGTCAGGAATCCGATAATCTGGTTAAACAAAAAAGCTGCGGCTATGAATGAAACTAGCCCTAAAACATACAAAATAATCACGATTAGTCTTAACTTGTTACCATCCAAAGCCATACTCGCCCCTTTCAATCAATTCATTGATATCTTCTTCATCAAAATCATGGTACATTGCCTGCGTGTAAGCATTAATCAACGCATCTAAAGGATCAATCTTATTTCGATTCATTGCCTTATCAATCATGATTGTATCGTTGTTTTCTTTGGTGATTGCGTTTCTGATTGCTCTGTTAAGCAGTGGATTGTTTGAATGGACTGTTTTTCCTTTAATAACGTCCGTTCTAAATTGTTTTGTCGGAACGTTCAAAGTTATCAGCCCTTGTCGCACTTCAATCATTTCTTTCTCGTAGAATTTCGATAGATCAGTAATAACATTACCAGCATTATACGGATCGTAAAAGATACCTTTTAGCTCAAAGTTATTACTTTCGATGAAATCAGTAAGCCAATTGACTAAATCGTGATAGTCAATCAATCCATCTGGGCTACTACTAATCGTGCAATAGCCTGCTTGCTCATATTGTCGGTATGGCGTTTTGTCTTCTTTTTCTTTTGCTTCAATTCCGCCACGATTGGCTACAAAAGAATAGCTATCAACAAAAAACTTGCTTTCTTCTCTGATTGGAATGACCCACGAAATAGAAGTTAAGTCATTCACTCGTGACAAATCGACACCGATGTAAATCTCACGCCCTGTTAAGTCCGTTTGTTTGATGTAATCAGGAGCAACGGCAGAAGTCCACTCTTCTTCGCTCATATAACTTTCTTGTGAAGATTGAACCCATATGTTGAATTCTTTAGTAAGAACGTTTGATATACTTCCTTTTGCTTTTCCTTCGTCTAAAAGTCGTTTTTTGCTTTCAGTTAGTCGTTCTTTTTGTTCTGATAGTTCCATTAATGGGTTGGACTTTATCCACATGTCAGTGTCCGCTACTTCTTTAGCATTGTCCTGTTCCCAACATAGCGCTAAATACTCATCGCCTACCACTTCTTCTTTTAGCAACTTCGTTACATACTGATACTCTATCGAGTACATTGGATAGTTTAGTTTGCTTGAAGCCGTTGAAATGATAATCGTTAGCGGTTCGATTTGTTGCCCCATTGACGTTTCGATAACATCCATCATTTCCGTTGTTTTAGACAGGGCATACTCATCAAAAATACCCAATAATGTATCGAGACCGTCCAATGTATCTGCATCAGCAGACAGTGGTTTCATAAATGAATCATCTGTCGTAGTAAGCTCGTTTTGTAGAACCTTTGTAAATTTCTGGATTGCTTTACTTTTTCCACGTAAGGCTTTTAGTTGTGACTTAACCATAGTGAAAACGATTTTCGCTTGATCTCGTTTGTTAGCAGTAGCGTATATCTGTCTTGCTTGTCGTGGATTTCGTTCGTAAATTAGACAGTACAGCGCAATCCCTGAAACAATCAACGATTTTCCTTGCTTACGTGCTAGCGAAAGATAGGCTTTTCTGAAACGCTTGGTATTGTCTTTCTTTCTTCGCCAGCCCCACAGCATGCCTAAAATGAATTTCTGGAATAGTGCCAACTTATTAGGCTTGCCACTCTTAGGATCTGGAAGCATTGAAATGAATTTTACAATATTTTGAGTGTATTTTGGTTCGTAGTAGTAAGGAAAGTCATCTCGCTTTGACCTCTCGATATCCTTTTTGTGTCTATCAATTGCCATCTGTATCTTCTCACAGACTAAGATATTCCCATTTTCTACTTCATCAATGTATTTTTGAACGTGATCAATCATCACTATCAACTTCGTTCATCATTTCAGCAAACGGATCGTCCGGTTCTTTCTCCATTTCTTGTGGATTGACAATCTTTAGACGTGAGTTGATAGTCAGTCCTAAATCATTAGTTGCTGTTTTTAGTTCTTTCGAGAATGAATTGACAGTATCGATTAAAGGATTTTTACGACCATTGATCAAAAAGCCTTGTTCGTCTAACTCTTTGCTTGCTTTGTCGTACAGATACGAGTAGTTGCAGTAGCGAATCATTGTTTGTTGGTCTAGTTCTGAAATAGGCAAGTCCTGAATGTAGCGAGAGATTCTATCCCACTCTTTTTGTGCTTCTTTCAAAAGCCCGACCGGATAATTTGAAAAGTCCAGTCTTGGATAGTTGTATAGCTTTTCTTCTTCGGCTTTCTTGATCGCTATTTCTTCTTTTGTGTAATTCTTTTTGCTTGCGTTAAGCAGTTTCTTCGGCCTACCTTTGCTCATTTCATCACTCCTATCTATTTTACAAATTTTCTAAAGGGAATTTTTTTTCGAGAAGAGAGGGCATCGATTTTCTTCGTTCTAGCGACATAGGGGGGCTTATTTTTTATCAAAACTATTATTTAGTATATTTATATACACTTTAGGTAAAACGCCTTAGAACGCAAATTAGAGCCTTTTAAGGCTATATGCCTTTTTATGCTCTTTGTTGTGGCACGACTGGCAAATACTTTCTAACGTATCGTAGTCTAACCTTTTATCCCAATCTTCTTTTACTTCCGTTTTGTGATGGACTATCGTAGCACTGGTTATTTTCCCATTTCTCAAACACTCCTCACATAGTGGTTGGTCTGCTAGCTTGCTACGTCTTAGCTTCTTCCATTGGCTTGAAGCATAGAAGCGAGCATATTTCATGTTCTCTTTGTTGTGTCTTACTTCTCTGTTATACGTCTTGTCTGCATTGCCTTTGTGTTTCTCGCAATATCTTTCGGGCAAGTCTACATACTCACGACACCAAGCGACCGAGCATTTCCTTTTAGGCATTCTCGTGTACCCAACCAAGGAACCTTGTCCAGCCTTCCATCTGTTCTGCCTTGCTGTATGTATCCGCGTAGGTATTCGTATGACTGCTTTCTGTCTTTAGTACGTGAAGGACAATTTCTTCTTTTGTGTAGCTGTCAGGAAGTTTATTCTTAGAATGCATGTAGCAACGTTTCAAATGTTCGAGGTAACTCATCTATCTATCCACCTCTCTATGTTGTATTGGATATACTCGTCTTTCCAATAGCCATGACCGCAATATATCAGCTTGCATTTATCCACTTCGTTTGGTGTAGCTTCTCTTAGCATTTCGACAATAGAGTACTTCCCTTTGATTTGTACAGAACGCACAACACGCACTGAACAATCATCAATGGTTCGAGGATATTCATTAGTTAGCGATATATACCAGTAGTTTCTCATTATGTATCACTCTTTCTGTTGGTTGTTGGCAGAAAAGGTTCGCATCATAAATTCCATAGCCTGTCCTTCATTAAATCCTTGCAGAATAAGCTGATCGTAGAAATACTTAGCTTGTTTTGCGATTAACGCTAAGCTTTTTTGAGTTTCGTAGAATGTCGCCTCCATCGTTTTGTTTGCTTCATTCGTTTTAAACAACTCTCTTAATTGGTTTTCGTTCATTTGTTTACTCCCCTTCCAAAATAAAAAGACCACTCAAAGAGTGATCTAATATGTAATAGCAACCTACACGATGCACAAAACGCGTACGAAATCGCGCACCCCTATATTTTTAAACCGCCGATGCCTCGGTTGCTTAAAGTCGCTGGAGTGGGATTGCACCACTCACGAGAACTTACTAGGCTCTCACGAGGCTACTCGCCATTTACCGTTGCGTCTTCTACTTCCGCCACAGTGACCGAAGCTTGGTGGTGTACAGATAGCACACTTACTACATTGCCGTACGTAGCACCGTATAGCTTCTTAACGATCTTTTTTCGGTAGTCGTAACCGTCATAGGCATTTAATGTCGCTGGCAAGGAATCGAACCTTGCATGGTCAAATCATAAAACGTTAAGGCTATCCCTCGACGTATTGACCTTATTTTTAAGCGTCTACCCTTTCCGCCACAGTGACATAATAACAATAGACAACAACGGATGATAGATAATAAGAACAATTTAGAAGGAGTTAAAATTCACATCCTTATTCTTAATATTTCCGCTGCTGTCTATCGAAGCTTAATTGTGAAACAATAATAAAACGATGTTCCTTTTATTATTATTTTGTCTTAGACCTATCACTAATCTTTCGACACTATCATAATATCACGTTAAACCGCTCAAAAACCCTACACTATCCCTACAAAAACCCTACAAAATCAACGATACTGAACTAACACGCCTTTTTTGTATGCTTCAGCAAATTCGATCAGCGCGATAGATTTCAGCTTCTCTACATTCTTTTCACCGTATCCTCGTATCAATTGCCCTATTTCATAATTAGAGTGCTTGTTTACGTCACAGAAACTGTAGTAGAGTATCTGACGGCTAATCAGACTAAGTGCCATCAAAGCCGCTAAAATCGCGTCTCTCTCCGCTTCTATATCCATCATCTGTATGATCGCGTCTTCTGCCTTGTTTCCATATTTCGGAGCCTTCGGCATATCGGTTATGATAGGCGACTTAATATCTATCAAAGAGCGACCTGCCATCCGCTCCAAACGCCGAAAGTTCTTCAGCACATCTCTCGCATTACATCTTGTCTGTTTGAAATCTACCTCTCGTAACAATTGCATCAAGTCAAACCGCTCCTTTATGTGATATAATAAACTTGTCTGTTTTATTATGTTAGTCGGAGCGATCCGGCTTTTTTTATTTGTCATTGATTAATTCAATATCCACCAATCTCACCACTGCTAAATTCTCTTTGCTTTTCGCTGTCCATTTATCACATTCCATCGTGTTTTCAATACGAATGATTGCTGAATGATTATAGACGTGTTCTACATATCCACGAAACGGATAGATGAACTCCTCTGCTTCACAGCGAACCATGTCGCCAACTTTTACTTTTGGTTTCTTACGTGTTTTAGGGTTCTTTGTCGGCATATCTAGCATTAAACCGCCGATACCATGACTACTAGCGTAAAATCCGTCTTTTAGTTTCATCTTTCTGCCACCTCTTCCACTGGCACAGCAAATGGCCAGTATCTTTCATCAATTGCTTTGATTTCCGCTTCTGTTAGCTGATAAGCAGATTTTTCCCAAGCACACAACGAGCAGCTAGTATCAAAATAGAAATCATTTCTGTTATTAAATTTCTTGATAAGATATAAGTCACCAATAATAACTTCATACAACGGCTCTTTATCGACCTCGTAGCCTACAGCGTATGCTTGAGCAAATAACAGTTGTCGTTCATTTTCTGTTTCGATTCGAGGATTCCCAAAAAGCCATGTATAAACTTCGTCTTCTGAACTGTCCATCATTTCATATAAAGTTGCTCCCCCGCCTCTGTATTCTTCGATATAATCCGCCACAAACTTCGGCACAAATGGCTTCTGCGGTTCGTCTAGTTGTTTGATTAGTTCTAATGCGTGTTCTAAACCCGCATATTTTCCATCATGAAAAGTACTTATACCTTTAAAGTCTTCTATGCTACCTACAAGGCTTGCTAGTTTATCAATCAATTCCTGTTTATTCATCGCTGTTCCTCCTTCAAAATAGAAGCCATTTCTGATTTTTTTAAACTAGTCCTTATTTCCTCAGACCAACTATCAAAAACAGTCTGAATATAGGCTACGAGTATTTTTCGATTTTGGCTTAAAGCAATATACGGATCAATCAAAGCAACTTCTGCGTGTAGACGATAATAAGCAATACAATCTATTTCTAAAAATATCAAACGATCAATAGCATCATTAATCATAAAATCTGTAACGTTTTCTGCTGTATTTAAACCATCTGCATATTCAGGCAGGACTTCATTATTGATGAACTCAGCCACATCTTTTGGACATAAATCAGTCAGTTCTTGTTGTGTATAGTTCATTTGCTGTCCTCCATGTACTCTTCTAATATTTCTTTATACTTCTCTACAAATTTGAAACGATCTTGATGAAGTTTCTTGCTCCAATTTGTTTGCCGATCCAGCTCACGCATCTGATCGAACCCTTTTTGAATTTCGTTGTAATAGAATTCAATGTTTGCTGCTGCCTTCCAATGTCTGCTACTTCGCACTCCTGCCCCTGTTTCAGCCATTTCCAACTTAACTAATTCCGCTCGTTCTTTTGATTTTTTGTCTTTCTGAATCTTCATCATGATTTTCTTGAGGATGATATCACTGTATTGTGTAATGAGATCCATTTTTTCTCCTCCACATACCTAAACTGTCGTCCTTTTGAATCAATCCATAAGCTCCTAGCTCTATCCCAGATGATGTTTTTGCTCAGTCCAGTAATTTCAGATAACTGTTCAGCTGTACCTGTTACTAGAATTCGATCACCATGCCAGATTGCAATTTTTCTCGGCGTTTTCCGTTTAGGCTTTTCAGCCCACATTGATTTACCAAGCTTTTGGACTTCTGCAACTATTTCTTTGTCTTCTTGCCAATTCTCAGAATGTGTCAGTTCGATGATTCGTTTCATTACTGCTTTTTTATCCACATTCATTCCTCCAATCTACGAATTTCCCTTCTTAAATTCTCTATGTGCAAATCGATTGCCTTTCTAGCCGTTTCATTGACCATCACTGCCTTTGTCCGCTCCAGATCGTCAATCTCACGCTGAAGGCTTCGAATACGCATTTGAATCACTTCTTCTGTTGTCATGATGATTCCTCCACAATTTTCAATGCTTCTTCCACTGATCGTGCAACACCATATAGGACTGGTTGTGTTTTTAAAAATTCAGCAAACCTTTTTTGGTCTTCACGCAACTTACCGCGTTCATTTTTTACTTCTATATAAATTGCTTTGCCATCAGAATTACGATGCCCACATAGATCGGGAAAACCTTTTGGCATTCCATAAAACTGTCGCCCTTCGATCGTTGTCACTTGTCCCGCGTTGGATCGAAAAATCGTGCAACCATGTTTTGATAATGCAATTCTGATTTCATCTTGAATTTGATGTTCTGATTTCAATGTTTGATCCTCATTTGATAATAAATGCCACCGTTCGATTTTTTCTTAGTAGCAAATTTAGAAATGATCCGACCGAATTTAGTTTGACTGATAGGCTCTCCATTGGTTGATTGTAAATAGAATTTATATGCTTCTGTGGCATTTAGCCATTCGTCTGAAATCTCAAACAAAGAATCGAAAAAATCAAAATCACTTTTCTCATCACAACTTATTTTGGACCCAGCCTTGAATATTGCCAATGCTTCTTCAAAATCGAATCCTTCAGCTTGTATCGATTTAACTGTTTTAGCTATTGAAATATAAATTTCGTTCATCATAAACCTTCCTATCTGTGTTTCAAGATAACCCTACATCTCGAACTATCATTGTCATATCAACGCTTCTAGCTATTTGCGGTGTATACGATGTAGGGTAAGACCTCAAAACCTATTCTTTTTTATATAATTTACTTTTTATTTTTTACTTTAATACTTTATTATTTTTTTCTAACTATACATCAAAGAAGAAAAAATATACTATAAGTATTGATATATAAGGGTTTATAAGCGATGTAGGGTTGACTTCTAACTTTACATCCTACCCTACATCTTTACTTAAAAAGCTCTCTCACGTTGTCATATTTTCTTGGTTTTAAAGAAATGCCATCATATACTACGCCAATTTTCATTCGTTTCTTTGTATACTTCTTCGAAATTTCTCTACCAAACTTCGTATTCGTGAAAATATGCTCTCCATTTTCAGAAGCCCATTCTCGATACACCTTATACAATTCTCCGCCAGCAATACTCAACCCTGGTCCGACATCACAGCACGTTTCGATAAACGTTCCGATCTGATCCATTTCACTTCGGTAATCTTGGCTTGCTGCAATTACTGACTGCGGTTTTTGAAGCCCTTCTCTCTGCCACAACAGGCAACCATCAATTGCCCATTTAAGGATTCCTTGCAACTCCGTCTGCAATTTAAATTTCAGGTTTTTATCCTTTTTGTGATCCGGGATTTGGACAGTGAATGGAATTAAATTTAACCGTCGCCAGATGCCATCATCGGTCCCACGGATGATGGGCTTGTGGTTCGTTGCCAGCCACAACTTGAATTCTGGTTCAAATTCGAATTCCTTACCATAAAGGTGCCGAGCCGTGACTTTATCACCACCAGTCAATTGTTTAACCAGACCTTCGTCCAGTCGGACGCCTTCATTCGGTTCTGACGAAGTGACCAACCGCGCACCTTTCAACCGTGCAATATCGCTGTTAGCGGACGACTGGCTTTGCTTGACCATGATCGTTTGTGCCTGCATAGTCATCGCATAGTTTCCCATCAATTCAGAAATAATTTCCAAAAATACCGACTTCCCATTTGACCCATGACCGTAGAGGATGAACATACATTGCTCTCTGGTAGATCCGGTCAGGGAATATCCGACACATTTCTGGATATATCTGATTAATTCTTGATCATTGTCAAAAATCTGATTGATAAATTCTTCCCACATTGGACAATCAACCGATTCGGTATACTCGATGTTTGAAACACGTGTAAACATTTTGTCTATCTCATGCTCATGTAGAAGACCGTCATGCAAAGACAGATAGCCGCTTTGTGTGTTGAACAGCGTTTTATCTTTGTCGAACTCTTCCGGCAATACGGATAGTCGATGTTTCAATTCGTCCATCATAGCGTTTTTTCCGGCATTGCTGCGAGAACGCTTGACGTGTTTTTCTTTCGCTTTCATCAAAGCTTCTTTGGTTTTATCGTCTGCGCCTTCAGGGATCGTTAACGGTTCTTTTCCCATGATGTCTACTGTCGTATCGATCATTTTCCGAACTTCGCCGGTATTGTCCTGTAGCCAAACTTTCCCATCGTAGTAATACCAAGATTTATCAATGTACGAATATTTGACTAACGTTCCGTAGATATCAGTAAACCGATCCGCGTTGCCGGTGTCGTCGTACGAATAGTATTTTTCCTCTTTTGGCTGTTCCTGGTCTTTGATAAAAATCTTAAAATCAGATTTCCGTTTGGGGTTGTAGACGGAATTTGTATCAGCGATTGCCTTATTTAGTAGAGATTCTCCGTAAGTTGCCGATCCCCTTTTTTGGTCATATTTGCTACGGATCATTGCAGACGCTCTGAAAATCTCATCCATTTTTTCAAAGTCTCTACCGGTCCAAAAAGCCAAGTCATTGGCAAATGCCATATCAGCTTCGGATTGAGAGCTATAGAACGCTTCCCATCCACCGTTCATAAAGACTTTGAATCTTGCCCCTTGGGAAGACGATTCAGCACGTTTGATAATTTCTTCAACCGGTAAATCAACGGTATTCATCAGCGGATTTTCTTCTTTGAATTGGATGGTTTTTTTATCTCCAACGTAGCGATCATATAGGCGTTTGATATCCTTTGGATTCGGCTCAGTTATTTCTAAATATTTTGATGCGGCATTTCCAGTCATAACGAAAAACCGTCCATCTTGATACATCTCAACATCACCTTTGCGACGCCTTCCGCCGGGCAGCTCTCCTCTAGCGATAATGTGGATGCCAGTACCTGACTGTGAATATTCAGCGTAGGACTTCATGCTTTCTATGAATTCATAAATGATATTTTCTTCCACATCTCCTGTTTTATATCGCTCAACTTCACCTTCTGCGTTATCAATATCAATTCCAAAATATGGCGGTTTGAAGAAAAAACCTAATCCGCTCATATTGAAAGTGTTAACGGCAGCGAGAGCGGTCTGAAAATCAGACCATGTGCTCTCATCGTTAGATTTAGCTTTGTATCCATTGTTTGCATTATAAGGAATCTTTGTGTATTTGTTCCGCTTTTCATCCCAAACTAGCTTGTAAACACACCACTGTTTGAGATTTTTAAGCTCTGTTGGGATTTTTTCGTACATTTTTACACCTCAATTAAAATGGAAGATTGTCATTTCTAACCGTTGTCGCTCTTGAACGTTCCGGTCCGAAGGATGGTTCATCACCATTTTTGAATTTATGATTCATAACACCTTTGACTTGCGTTTGTTCCCAACGTTTAACATTGGTGTTTCTGTATCCATTTGATTCTTCATTTTTAACTGTTACACGAACTGGTTTTAGAACGAAATCCGCCAGCAATTCATCGAACCCGTTATATGATTTTCCGTCTTCCAACTGTAGCGCTTGTGCAATTGCCATGATCATACCTTCGTTATATTTGCCGGTAGCTTTGGCTTTCCAGATTTTTGCGAAAATGTGTTTATTTTGGAACGGTTGATCCACATCGTTACGAACGATCAAATCGATATCGATAAATTCTGCGCCTGATGGAGTTGCGTTTTCTACAGCTTTGTTTACGACCACTTCGTACGTACCGTCTTTGATTTCGTTCCCTTGTTGTGCTTTTGAAAAATCTAAGTTAAATGCTGTCATTTTGTAGTTCCTCCTAGTATTTGTATGTTTTATAAACCACTGTCAGTAATTCGTTGAAATCACGTTCTATTACACCTTCGTAACCTGATTCGTGGTTGTTGGTACTTTCTTTTAAAATTTTCACAATTTCCACCCGTCTTTTTACACCGTCGTGCCATTCAGAACCATCTTGTAGATTAGTAAGTAATTCTTCCAATTGACTAGTAGTCGGTTTAGAATACTGATTACCTGGGCTTATCCATTGAAATTCAGTGCTATGCAGTTCGTATTTAGGTTTATACGTTGCTTTGTTGACGATTTCACCATGTACAATTTGAGTTGTAATTTCTTCGATGTAGTAACCGTCAGGTATATTTTTTAATAGTTGGTTTATCTCTTTCAAATCAACCACCCCTTCCTCTTAGCAGCCATATAAGCCCACCCAGGTTTGAACCCTTTAGCTCTTGCTATGGCATACAAATCTTCTATACTTTCTGCTTCGTCTTCCGTCATGTTGTAATACTTATTGTTCTCAAAATTCAAAGTAATTTTCGTTTCTCCGACTTTCATCAACTCTGCTGTTTCATCAACTTCAATCTCGCTTTTTCGTTCTTCAATTGGCTGCAACTCTCCGCAATATGGGCAAATGTTTTCACCTTTTGGTCGTTCGTAAGCCCCAAAGCAAAACGCGCATTGCACTACAGATAAATCACTATCCGTATTAGATTTCTTTTTGCTATCCAGCGACCATTCACGATCCATATCAGGCAATCCAAAACGGTTCACATTACCCACATGGTCAATGATGATTGACGTTTTATCTGGTCGGTAACGCATCCCCCTCATCGATTGCTGAATGTACAATGATAACGATTGAGTAGGTCTCAACATAATTACAGTCGAACAATCAGGAACATCAAACCCTTCTCCGATCAAATCAACATTGCATAGGATTTTAATTTCATGATTTCTGAACGCTTCGATAATATCTGCACGTTCATCTTTTGGAGTTTTTGCATCGATATGTGTTGCTTTATAACCAGCATCGTTGAATATTTCAGCAGTGTGTTTACTTGCATCGATACTGTGGCAGTATGCTATTGCCTGCTCGTTATCAGCAAGCGTTTGGTAATGTTTCAACACGTCGCCATAAATAGTATTCTTGACCGCTTTATCCATTGATTTCTTTGTAAAATCTCCAGTCGAAGCTTTCTTCAATTCGGCTGTATCGATCAATTTAGGTGCGTAATATTCATAAGGAGCTAATCGATGATTCTCAATCAACCATTTAGCTGATACGCCTTCGATCAATAAATCATTAACATCTCCCAATCCGCTCCCGTTCAATCGGATAGGTGTTGCGGTAAATCCAAGTCTTGGCACATCAGAATAATATTCATATATTTTTCTATACGATGCTGCTAAGCCATGATGATTCTCATCGGTAATAATCAACTGTGGTTTTTTAATCGTTTCAAGATGTCTTACAACTGTTTGGACCATTCCAAAATTTACAAGCTGATTATCTACGCCCATCTTTTGAAACGTATCTTTGATCTGATCAATCAATTCACGACGATGGACCAAGAACAACACTCTGTTGCCTTTTCGTGTGGTTCGTTTAGCGATCTCTGCAACCATAATCGATTTACCAGAACCTTCAACCGCAAGGACTAACAATACATGGACTGTTATAACCTTGCTTAAACGCCTCCCTTGCTCGAAAAACCAATTCTTTTTGATAATCGTATAAATCAAACGCCATTACTTTTCCACTCCTTCATATAGTTGCCAAAATTAGACATATCAATTTTAGGAGTAGTTAATGCTCGCTCTACTTCCCATCCTCGTCTAATTCTTTCAGACAAGCATTTTTTAGGTAACCCTACAATTTCAGCCCACTCAGTAATATTGTGTGTTTCGCCTTTAAATGTGATTAAGTGATTTGTGGATAGATGATTGTTTTGTTCTTTATAAGTTGCCCATCTGCAATTACCCGGCTCGTAATTTCCGGCTCCATCGATTCTATCTATGGTCAATCCTTCTTCGTATCCATTTTCCATTGCCCATTCATAAAAATTTTCAAACGAACTATCCCATTCTTCACAAATAGTTATGCCTTTTCCACCGTAATTTTCATACTTGGATGCGTTTGGATTTTTACAACGACTTCGAATGTTATGCCACGTTTTGTAAATTCTAGTACCTGACATACCATGCTTGATTAGCCATGTGTTTCTAGTATCTAGTTGTCTATAAGCCATCAATATTCACCCGCAGTTCCATCTAAAATCAGCTCACTTTGCTTACAGCCAGATCTATTATCCAATTGATTTTTGGCATAGGTTGAATCTGTGGCTTTTAAAATAAATCCGCGTTCATCGTCTTCCTTTACCATCAATCGACCAACAACGTCACATAATCCCAAAATATTGTTTCGAATCTTTCGATTGATCTGCGGCAAAGCGATGTTGTAAGAAGATCCATCCGAATCCGTCCACAAATCGATTTCTTCCCATGCGGTCCAGATAAGGTTGCTGTCTAAATTTTTCATATAGCGTAGGCTGTTCACCATTCTAAATTGCATATATTGATAATCGCCTTGCGAAGGAACGCCGTTGTTTTTTCCTTCTGCGCCTAAACTGGACAGAATACACCGTTCCAATTCGCTGACATTATCGACAACCACGTTGTCATAAACACCTACATAATTGGTAGTTAAATCAGCCAACGTGTTGCCCCAGTCGTTCCAGGTATCTTCGTTGTCGATATATACGATATCGACATTTTTCTCACCTCTAAGGACTTTTGAAGTCCGATCAATATCAAGGATCAGCGTTTTCCCTGGAAAATATTTAGCCGTTGAAGTTTTACCTTTTCCTGGAGCACCGTAGATCAAATATGTTCCCTTGGTTTGTTCGATATCCGTCGCCTTCTTAATCTGCATCAAAATTCTCCTTTCTATTGGTTAAAAAAGTTTTTCGATTGTCGGTATGCTGCATTGTCGATCCACTATCTCCTCCTGTGTGCGAGTGTTGTTGGATAGCTGTGATTCAAGTTCTGACAGTGGATGGATAGTTCCTGTTTTAGTGTGTAGGTCATAGGCTATTTACCCAAATACACTTCTGACATGCCGAGTAAATCAGCAACGTTATATAGTAGTTCTCGAACCATTTCTTGGACATCTTCTGTTGTTGCTGGCTTACCATCAACTTTTATTCCCTTTGATTCTGCAATTTCGATAGCAGCTTTCAAAGCGTCTTTTACGTTTTCGTGTTCCATTATTTCTCCTCCTTCATCATCTTATCCTCAAACCTTTTGTTTGGACGAGTTCAGCACCAGGAATATCTCCGTGTTTCAGTTCCTCCTTCAATTGCTTTTTATCCAATTTGGGAGGCATAGGGGTAAAGAATCCTTTTGGAATTAAGTTCTCATTGATTACATTGACCGATACTGGATTATTTTGAATTCCAATGTTGAATAATTCGCCTTTAATCTTCGTTTTACCGGTCTTTTCCATTTCCTCTTGTAAATAGTGTTTGATACTCTTAGCATTGTTCAAAAGCGATGTCTTACGTTCCTGTAGACGTTTAATTTCACTATCGATTAACTCAGCTTTCCCTTCTACTTCTTTAACTATTTTTGCTAAGTTTTCTGCCTTATACTCGATCGCTTCATTAATCGAATCGAGAGTATCGCGAAGAATTTCTTCATCCAATTGTTCTGCCAGTTCCAGGACTTTGATATATGACTCGCTGAGTTGGTAAAGAGTTGCCATTCTTTTGTGCCTCCTTTAATAATTTTGCAATTTGTTCAAAAGCTAGGATTGCCTCATCTAAATCCAATTCCACAGAATCATCAATTTGTTCGAAAGCAAGGTTTGTTTCTTCAATATCACTTGCTTGATAGATACCAATTTTTCCATTGTCATAAAGATCAAATACTAAAATTCCTGACGCATCTATATTGCGCAGTTTGTATTCGTCTTTTAAAAAGATTCGATCTAATGTATCCGTTGCAATTAGCATTTACGGTTCATTCCTTTCTGTGGTAAAATATAGAAAGATAGTTATTTCCCTGACACGATCATGCTTGCTGGCGTTCGTGTCTTTTTTTCGCTCTGTACTCAGCTTCATCAAGCCCCATAAAAATCCAAACCATGTAAACAATCGTTCCTATCAACGCTTGTCTATTTCCCCAAAGTCCTAAAGCGTAGATGATTAGCGGTGCGCTGAATACTAATGCTCGATTAAACTTTCCCATGTCTTTCCCCTTCTTTGCTGTCATTATTTCCGAACACTTACCCGATATTTTATTGTGCTAGAACCCATGCTCTACATTTTTCTTTGTCGTAAAATTTTTGATCGCCTATACGCCCGAATGGAAGTCCTTTATCTTCCCACTTACGAATAGTTGCAGTTGATACTCCGAAGTATTTCGCTATCTCTATTTGCTTTAATACACGTTTATCAACTGAGGCATCTCTTCTTGCTTTTGCAATTTCATCAGTTATGATTTCATGAATGTAGCTACGAAGTGCTGCCTCATTTTCAGGCGTTAAGATTACTTCCATAATCCTGAACCTCCTATCGAATTTTATGATCGCGAATAACTTCCAGAATAAAGGCGTTAACAGCTGGACCTTTATCTTTTCCACTTAAAACACGCTGAATCCAAGTTCTCGATCTACCATATGCAGTGGCCAAATCGTATTCTGAAATATTATTTGCTTTCATAAATTCTTTGATGGCTTCCCGCCCATTATCGATATTACTCACTTCACACACTTCCTTTCTTTTTATTTAGAAAGAAAATTGGATAGAAAAGTATATTTTTAGTTGACTGCAAACCATACTATAGTGTAGTATATAGCCATAGTTAAATAAGCATATAACAAGCCTTTTTATCGCACTCGGTCGCCAAACTTAATGCTATAAGGTGTGTTTTTACTTTGCTTTTTTTCTATCCAATTAACTTACAAAACCAATATACACTATAGTGTTGTTTAGGTCAACACAAAACTACACTTTTTTATTGGTTTTTTGTAAAGAAAAAAGGAGAATGCTGGTATGACAGTATTTGAGCGGATAAAATTTCTTGCAAAAAAACATTCAAAAACAATGAAACAAGTAACAATTGATTTAGGATACAGTGAAAACTATTTCTATAGTTTAAAAAGTGGAAAACAACCATCCGCTGAAAAGCTTACTGAAATTGCTAATTATTTCAATGTCTCTGTAGACTATCTTCTAGGAAGAGAGAAAATAGAGACCCCTAAACATGTGGATTTATCAGAAGACGATACTGTTTTTTCTTTTGATGGAAAAGAAATATCTAAGGAGACAATGCGTAAAGCGATTGCAATTGCTAAAGCTTTAGAAGAAAATGAATAGTTGGAGTGATGGGTTGTATGTATTTAAAGTTGAAAGAAATGCTGAGTGAGTATAATTTAAAGTTAATCTATATGGAAATGGAAGAACCAGGTTTTTATTATCCAAAACCAAGAATAGTATTTTTGAACGAAAAACTACACGAAGACAGTTCTGAAGCTTTTCATTTAGCCCACGAGCTCGGTCATTTCATTGCTTCACATTTTGAATATTCAGTATTGTACGATAACTCTACAACTTTTCATTCAAAATTCGAAACTGAAGCTGATAGAATCGCAATTATGATTTTACTAAATATCTTTATTGAGAACGAACTGACTGATGAATCTCAGTTCAAATTAGAAAATTTCATGGAATTCTATGCTATTAATAATAAGTTAAGAACAGAATGTTTTAATGTTTGCCAGTCTTATTTCAAGAAAAAATACTCTTATGCACAGTAAAAAAAGCCCGTGCTGCAACACGGACTCATACCTCATTTCTGAGATCACAAATATATTATACCAGAAAAGAGGGAAAGAAATGAAAAAAAGAGTGTTTAGTTTTTTGTTATTGTGTATTGTAACACTATCTGGCTGCGGAAGTACAGATAATACTTCAACTACTAGTGGAACTGCAACCGTTCAAAATGATTCAACTTCTGAATCATCTTCTGTTGTTGAGTCGTCTTTAGATGAAACTACGGAAACTAGTATAGTTGAAAACGAGAGTCCAAGTGTTAATCGTGCTGAGTATTCTGCTGACTTTTCAGAAGATTGGAAAGGGCTAGTGACAAAAATCAATAAAGTTGTAATCGCAGAACTCACTGATGATGAGGTTGAAAAACAAGGCTTAGAAAACAAATATGCTGTTCAGGTGTACTTCTCGATTGATAATACGTCTGATACAGACTTTAATATTTATCCTGATCAATCTACATTAGTAATTGAAGGGCAGCAAATAGAAGCTGAAATGTTTTTAAGTGATAGTATTGGCGGAGAAATTTTAAGTGGCGTATCAAAAGAAGGGATCGTGACTTTCTCGGTTCCTAAAATAGAAGATGTCAGCAACGTAGCTAATATCCGTCTAAAATGGGAAGCTGACTATGACACTGATAATTATGATGAAGAAAGCTATAAAGAATTTGACGTGACATTTGATTTAAGAAAATAAAAAAACACGCCCCACCGTCCAAAGCAAGATCGTATAACTAAGGAGGTGATGCCAGCTATTTTAGTCCGAACACTTACCCGAGCGAAAGGACGAAAAAAATGGCAACATTCGAACAATACAAAAAGAAAAACGGTGAAAAAGCGTGGAAGTTTCAAACTTATTTGGGAGTAGATCCCTTGACCGGCAAACAAGTGAGAACTACACGAAGAGGTTTTAAAACAAAAAAAGAAGCTCAATTAGCGCTGACCAAATTACAATTGGAATACGAAAGTAATGGTCTAAATAAGTCTAAAGAGTTAACTTTTCAAGAAGTATACGATCTATGGATTGTAAATTATGAGCAGACAGTAAAAGAAAGTTCTTTCGTTAAAACAAAAGAACAGTTTGCGAATCATATATTACCAGCATTTGGTGCTCTTAAAATCAACAAAATATCGATTGATATAGCTCAAAAGTTCGCTAATGAAAAGGTAAAAAGATTTGTGTTGTATAGAGAATTCATCAATAATGCTTCGCGTATATGTGATTATGCTATTAAATTAGGATATCTACAAGATAATCCTTTTAAAAAAATCACAGTTCCAAAAAGAAAGGTCTCTGTTCATGAAGAAGATACTTTAAACTTTTTTAATAAAGAAGAACTAGAAATCTTTTTGAAATCAGTAGAAAAGAAAAAAGATATTCGTATGTATTCTTTTTTTCGGACACTAGCCTTCACAGGGATGCGCGTAGGCGAGCTCTTAGCTCTCACATGGAAAGACATTGATTTCACCGATAATTATATCAAGATAAATAAAACTCTCGCCAGAGGAAAAAATAGACGCCTTTATGTAGAGCAACCTAAAACCAAAAATTCTAAGCGAGATATACCAGTCGATGATGAAACTATGAACATCTTGAAGAAATGGCGATTAGAACAAAGAAAATGGTTGTTAACATTGGGAATTAATACGTTAAGCAAAAATCAACTGGTATTTTCTAACCAGAAAAACGAATATCTCCAATTATCTAAGCCTCGTAAATGGTTAGAAGTGATTATCAAACAAAATAATCTTAAACGTATTACTATTCATGGTCTTAGACATACACATGCTAGTTTACTTTTAGAAGCTGGTGCAAATATTAAGGACGTACAAGAACGTTTAGGCCACTCGTCTATTCAAATCACTATGGATTTATATATCCACATTACAGACAAACGAAAAGAAAAAACAGCAGCGCAATTCGCAAAATATATCGGTATTTAA